TTATTTACAGAAGGTGAAAACAATACTCTTATCCCAGTTAAGAATTGGCCTGCGTTTTCTGAGAAACAAGGTCTTAGAGGTGCGATTGACATTGTTGATATCACACCTATCGCTATGGCTCTTAAAAATGCTTATGAAGCTATGGCACAGCTTAAACAAGAAATCTACGATATTACTGGTATATCTGATATTATTCGTGGCCAATCTAATGTTATAGAGACTGCAACATCAGCTCAAATCAAAAGCCAATTTGCATCACTACGTTTAAAAGAGTATCAAGACGGTGTAGCTTTCTATGCTTCTAACATTCTTAAACTTAAAGCACAAATTATCTGTGGTCAATTCCAACCAGAAACATTAGTTAAGATTGGTGGAGTATCACAACTAAGCCCAGACGATCAAGCATTAGTACCACAAGCTATAGCTATGCTAAAAGACAATCCTATGCGTACATTCCGTATAGAAGTAGCTACAGATTCTATGCTTTACCAAGACGAACAAAGAGAAAAAGAAGATCGTGTTGCTTTCTTGGGTGCAGTAGGTCAGTTCTTAGAAAGAGCTACACAAGCATCACAAGGTATGCCACCAGAAGCTACTCCATTACTCATGGACTTGCTCAAGTTTGGTGTAACAGGTTACAGAGTAGGCAGAGTATTAGAAGGTGAGTTTGATAACGTAGCAGATGCTATTAAAGAACAAGCTAAACAACCTAAACAACCTAAGCAAGATCCAGAAATGATGAAGATTCAAATGGAAGCTCAAGCTAGACAAGCTGAACTACAAAATGAAACACAAATGCGTGAACAAGAGATACAATTAGAAGCTCAAAAACAACAAGCTCAAGCTGAAAATGATATGAGAGAACGTCAGCACAAAGCAGAGCTAGATCAAGCCCTAGAAAAACAAAGATTAGAGTTTGATGCTTGGAAATCTAAACTAGAAAATGAAACTAAGATATTTGTGGCTGAGTTAGAAGCTAAAACTAAGCTCAAACAACAATATATGCAAGCTAATCCATTAGCTGATCCATTAGTAGACATTGACCATGAAGGTAACTTACATCTTACAGATGAAATTCAAGGTGTGTTAAGTGCAGTAAACCAAAACGTAGCTGAATTAATTAACGCTAACTATGCTCACAATCAAGAATTGGCTGCTAAACAAGAAATGGCACATCAAGCACTTGTTGAACACATGACTAGACCTAAAACAGTTATTCGTGATGCGAATGGTAAGATTATAGGGGTTAAATAATGGCAATAACCATTAAACATGCCAAGACGGATACCATAGCGGATTGGACACAAGCCGATTTAGATGCACAGATTGCATTAGGTAACTTTCCTGCTGGCACAGTCTTAGCTGACATTGTATTGCCTTCTGATTGGAATAACGATCATACAATTTCTGGTACAGTTGCTATTTCTAATGGCGGTACTGGTCAAACTACAGCTAATGCAGCTATTAATGCTTTATTACCCAGCCAAACAAGTCAATCAGGTAAAGTTTTAAGCACAGACGGTACAAACACATCATGGATTGCAGCCGGTGGTACAGGAACAGTTACTTCTGTAGCATTAACAGCACCATCTATATTTTCTGTAAGTGGAAGCCCAATTACAGCAGCAGGTACACTAGCTTTAACATATTCAGGCACAGCATTGCCTGTAGCTAACGGTGGATCAGGTGCTACTACACTTACAGGATATGTAAAGGGTAACGGTACATCTGCGTTTACAGCAAGTGCAACAGTACCAAGCACAGATATTACTGGCTTAGGTACAATGTCTACGCAAAATGCTAACTCTGTAACTATTACAGGTGGCACAGTAAATGGTACTACAATAGGTGCTACTACAGCTACAACAGGTGCATTTACTACACTTACTGCTTCTACAAGTTTAACTACACCAACAGTTCAAGCAACAAATTCAGGTGGATTGTCTCTTAAAAATTCTGCTGGTACTACTCAGATGAGTATGGGTGCTGGTGGTGGAGATAATATTTCATTAAATGTTTCTACAAACTTAAATGGCTCTAATGCACAAATAGATATTAGTCCTACTGGTACTGGTCATGTACATATTAATCCAACAGGATCAGGAAGTATTCAAGTAAATCCTACTAGCGTAGGTACAATAGATAACATGACTATAGGTGCTACAACACCTAAAAATGGTAGTTTTGTAGACTTTAGTGTAACAGGTACAACCAGCTTTGATGGTTCACAAGGTACAGCAGGTCAAGTATTAACTTCTGCTGGCACAGGTGCAACTCCTACATGGACAACACCTGCTGCAGGAACAGTTACAAGCGTAACAGGAACAGCACCAGTAGTATCTAGTGGTGGTAATACACCAGCTATTAGCATGGCAGCAGCTAATACCACAACTAACGGTTATTTAACATCTACTGACTGGAATACATTTAATAGTAAAGGTTCTGGCACAGTTACTTCTGTATCAGCTACTAGCCCTGTTACTTCTACAGGTGGTGCAACTCCTACTATAGCTATGCCAGCAGCTACTACAAGCGTATCTGGTTATCTTACAAGTACTGATTGGACTACCTTTAATGGTAAAGCTCCAGCTACTAGCGGAACATCTATTTTATATGGTAATGGATCTGGTGGTTTTAGTAATGTAACTATAGGTTCTGGGTTATCATTTAGCACAGGTACATTATCTGCAACTAGTTCTGGTGGTGTTACATCATTTGAAACATCATTAAGTGGACTTACACCTTCTACAGCATCTACAGGTGTAGTTACTTTAGCAGGTACATTAGGTATTGGTAGTGGTGGTACAGGACAGACTACAGCTAATACAGCATTTAATGCTTTAGCACCATCACAAACATCAAACACAGGTAAATTTTTAAAGACAGATGGTACAAATACATCATGGTCTACAGTACCTAGTTATTTTCCAATTTACACACACGCTGGAAGTAATAGTAATATACCTATTGCAAATGGATATTTTACTATTATCAATAATGCCGGCTCAACAATCAATATTCCAGTTTATTAAGGATTAACACATGGCAAATTTTTATCCACTCGTTTTAACAGGTACGCAAGTAGAGGAGCTTCAGACCGGTGATGCACTTATTCTACAAACGCCTGCTTCTGGTACATTAACAAATTGTACAGGATTGCCTGCATCTACAGGTATCACAGGTACATTACCAGTTTCTAACGGTGGTACTGGTGCAACTACACTTACTGGCGTTATTAAAGGAAATGGTACTTCTGCAATTACAGCAGCAACTGCAGGTACAGATTATGTAGCTCCAGGAACAGCTACAACATTTACTGCAGCACAAACATTTAATGGATCATCAAGTGTATTAGCAGCAGTATTTGCAAATGCAGCAGAAACAACAACTATATCTGCAACAGCCGCAACAGGCACTATTAACTATGATGTCACTACACAATCTGTTATTTACTATACATCTAATGCGTCAGCCAATTGGACTGTAAACTTTAGAGCATCAAGTGGTACATCATTAAATACAGCTATGGCAACAGGTCAATCAGTCACAGTTGTATTCTTGGTAACTCAAGGTGCAACAGCTTACTATAACAACGCAATTACTATTGACGGCACATCAGTCACACCTAAATATCAAGGTGGCACAGCATGGTCAAGTGGTAATGCTTCAGGTGTAGACGCTTACTCATATACAATTGTTAAAACAGGTTCAGCAGCTTTCACAGTATTTGCAGCACAAACACAATTTAAGTAGGAATTAGTTAATGTCACTATTGTCAAGAGTAGCTGTTCAAGCCGCAAGAGGTTATGGTATTTTATCTGCAGGTAAACCTACTACTGTTTCTGCTTCATATCTTGTTGTAGCTGGAGGTGGTGGTGGTGGAAATACATTTGGTGGTGGTGGAGGTGCAGGAGGTCTTTTAACATCTACTGCAACATTATCTAATGTTACTACTTATACAATAACAGTAGGTGCTGGCGGTGCAGGTGGGCCAGCCCCTCAAGGAAGTAATGGTTCAGCAGGAAATAACTCTTCTATAGCTGGTACTGGTTTAACTACTATTACTTCAACAGGCGGTGGATATGGTGGTGGACAAGGTAAAGTAGGTGGTGCTGGTGGTTCAGGCGGTGGTGGAGCAGGTGGAGTACCAGGTTTTGCTGGTGGAGCAGGAACAAGTGGACAAGGTTTTGCAGGTGGAGCAGGTAATAGTGCTACAGCTAACACAGGTGGCGGCGGTGGTGGAGCTGGTGCAGTTGGAGTTGCGGCTACAGGAGTTAGTGGTGGTAATGGAGGAATAGGAGTTTCATCAAGTATTTCTGGAACTGCTACATATTATTCAGGCGGCGGAGGTGGCGGATATGGCGGACTAGTTACTACCGCAAGTTTTGGTGGTGTTGGTGGTTTAGGAAGCACTGGTAATGGTGGTTCAAATGATATATTTCAAGCAAATAATGCAACAGCAAATACAGGTGGTGGCGGTGGAGCTGGAGGCGGTTCTGCTGCTGCAATGGTGGGTGCAGCAGGTGGTTCAGGCATAGTCATCATATCTTACGCAAGTCCTCAAGTTTTTGTAGGTGGAATAGTTACTACATCAGGTGGAAATATTATTCATACATTTACTTCAACATCGTCTTTAGCACCAATTGCTTCAACTACAATTTATGCTAATTATTTAGTTATAGCAGGTGGTGGTGGTGGCGGTGGTGGTGGAGGTGCAACAGGCGGCGGTGGTGGTGGCGGACTATTAACTGGTCAAGTATCACTTACATCTGGTCAAGCATATACAGTTACCGTTGGAGGTGCAGGAGCAGCAGGCTCTGGAACAGCTCAAGGTGGAACAGGTGTTAATTCTAGTGTAAGCGGTTCTGGCATTACAACTGTTACATCTAGTGGCGGTGGTGGTGGTGGAGGAACTAGCACAGCAGGAGTAAATGGTGGCTCAGGTGGTGGTGGTGGTAATGGAGGAGCAGCTGGTATAGCAACCCCTTTTGGTCAAGGAAATAATGGAGCTAAATCAAATGGTTCATTAATAGGTGGTGGTGGCGGTGGCTCAGGTGGCGCAGGAAATCTTGGAACAGCTCCCAATTCAGGTTCTGGAGGAGTAGGAGCATTAAACTCTATCACTGGAACTTCAGTAAATTATGCTGGGGGTGGTGGTGGTGGAACACAAACACCAAGTGGAACAAGTGCCGCAGCAGGAGGAGCAGGTGGCGGTGGTGCTGGAGGCTTTGGAGCTACTGCTGGTGTAGCAGGAACTACAAATACAGGTGGTGGTGGCGGTGGTGGTGGAGGTAATCCGTCATCAGGTGCAGCAGGCGGTTCAGGAGTAGTTTTCTTGTCATTACTTACATCTAAATATACAGGAACTACTACAGGAAGCCCAACAGTTACTAACACAGGAAACTATACTGTTCTTAAATATACTGCATCTGGTTCATATACAGCTTAATAGTGCTATAATTACTTATTATTAACAATAGGTAATTATTATGAATGAACCAAATATAGAATTATTATTTCCAGTCCCTATTATGTTTAATAAACTTGATAGGGAGTTTACTAAAACAGAATTAGATAGCGTAAATAAACACTGTAAATCTACTTATAATAATTATGGAAATAAAACTAGCAATAATAACTATATTTTAAATGAACCAGAATTTAAAGATTTGCATGACATTGTACTAAATCATATTAATAAATATGTTGAAATAATTGTAAAGCCAAAATATGAAGTAACCCCATATATTACACAATCTTGGTTGAATTATACAAAGCATGGTGAATATCATCATAAACATGAACATCCAAATAGTTATTTATCTGGAGTTTTGTATATAAATGCTAATGAAGAAAAAGATACAATATATTTTCATCAAAATACATATCAACAAATATACGTAGAGCCATCTGAATTTACTGTACATAATTCACAAAGTTGGTGGTTTAAAGTTAAAACTGGAGGAATAGTATTATTTCCATCACATTTAACACATCACGTTGATAATGTAACATCAGACAAAACAAGAATTAGTCTTTCTTTTAATACATTTATAAAAGGTACTTTAGGTAACAATAAATCTTTAACAGAATTAATTATTAAGTAATATAAGGAAACCGCATGGCACACTTTGCTAAATTAGAAAACAACATAGTCACACAAGTAATAGTCGTGGCTAACCAAGACATCTTAGATGAACAAGGTCAAGAAAACGAACAAAAAGGGATAGACTTTTGCTCTAATCTTTTAGGTGGCACTTGGAAACAAACATCTTATAATGGCAATATTCGTAAGAATTACGCAGGTGTTGGTTATACTTATGACGAAGGTCGTGATGCTTTTATTGCACCTAAACCATATAACTCATGGGTATTAGATACAAAGACAGCACAATGGAAAGCACCAGTTGATATGCCTAAAGATGATAAAAGATATTCATGGGATGAAGAAACAACATCTTGGATAGAAGTAACAGAGTAATCTATGTATTACTCTGGGTTTCAAAGCAATAGCTTTCAGCGCAATGCTTTTCAGATCGTTGGATCTGTTACACCAGGCCCAAGCATACTTGTCACTAAAGGTGGCTTTAAAAAAGAACGTACACACAATAGATCTTTTAAACAAACTGTAAAAGAGTCTTTAGAAGAACTATTAGGCGAACCAAAAGTAGCAGAGCAAGTACAAGAAATAGTATCTGAATATTCTAATTCTAAAAACTTATCTTTAAGCTCTATAGATTTTAAACTACTCTCACAAAACGTAGCTGCAGCAGAACGCATTATTATGCTTGCTCAACAATTACATTATGAGAGATTAGAAGCGCAACGTGAAATGGAAGATGAAGAAGCATTACTGCTCTTAATCTAAGGATAAACATGGTTAATTATATTTGGACAGTTACAGCAATGTATACACTACCTATGGTAGAAGGTTTTACAGATGTTGTAGTGATTGCAGATTGGACACTTACAGGTATAGAAGGTGAATATTCTGCAACTGTAAACAATAGCACTCAATTTAATTTACCACAAGGTGAAGATTTCACACCTTATGAAGATTTAACAGAAGTACAAGTAGTAGGCTGGATTAAAAATACTATAGGCTCAACAGCAGTAGAACAATATGAAGCTAAGATAGCTAATGATATTTACCATCAAGCTCATCCGCCTGTAACAGCTATGAAACAACCATTACCTTTTTAATATGGCTAGATATATACAAGATCCGGTAACACATAAACTTATTCCTGCTGACGAATACTATACACAGGAATCTAATTCGCATTACATTATGTCTGACTATCAACCTTACAAGTCTATGGTGACAGGTGAGATGATAGAAGGTCGTAAAGCACATAGAGAGCATTTAAAACGTCACAATTTAGTAGTGGCGGAACAGAGTTCAGCAAGACCACAGAAGCCTGACGGTGGTCAGTTGAAAGAGCAAGTGGCACGTCAGGTATATGAAAAACTACGTTATAAATAAGGAGCAATAAATGACAACAACAACAAACTTAATGGGTAGTGGTAGCTCTGGTCTTAACGCTGAAGCAATCACAGGTATTATCACTCTAGCACAAACAGCAACAGGCGCATCACAAGGTGCTTTAACAATGCCTACAGACATTGTAGTATATACAACATCTACAGCAGCTAATGGTCCAACATTATCAGCTACAGCACAATCAGGTGACAGCTATATCGTTGTAAACAGTACAGCTAACTCTATCAATGTATGGCCACCAGTAGGCGGTAAAATTGGTACAGGTTCTACAGATGCAGCTTTAGCAGTTGGCGCAGGTAAAACATGTAAATTCTACGCTTTAGGAGCTTTAAACTTTGCAGCATTATTATCAGCATAATTAACAATTAGGAGTAACAAATGGATAACGAGACTACTCTCGAATCACCATCTTTGCGTGACCAAATAGAAAATGCAGTAGATACAGTAACAGAAGCACCAGAAGTTGTAGAAACGGAAGTATCAGACAAGCCAAGAGACGAATCAGGCAAGTTTAAA